CTGGAACCGATGACCACGAAGGCCAAGGCCAAGGGCGACGCCGAGGGCGCAGAGGCGCCGGCGAAGGTCGAGGAGGAGGCGCCCCTGTGCGGCGCCCCCCACTTCCTGCCGGCCCTCGCTCACCTGAGCTGCACCGAGCCGGCTCCCGACCCTGACCTGCCGCCGGGCACCCCGGAGCACGAGCACCGGCACCAGGACGGGGACGCGATCTACACCTGGCGATGATCTTCACAAATCATCGGCGCAGGTCAGAGCATGATCGTGATCGTCACCCTCCGTGACGATCAAGGTGGGGGGACCCCCCTTCCAAGATCTTCGCGGGGACCGCCGGGGAGGTGGCTGGGGGGTTTGGCAAGTTCAGAGCCTTGGCGATCATGGCTCCGTCGTTACGCAAGGTGACGGCGATCATGCCGCGCAACGCGGCTGGCTGGAGTGATCAACATGCCGAAGGGCGGAGCACGCACGCGGTCCGGGCCGGCGCCCGATCCGACCGCGCTGCGGCGTGAGCGAGACGCTGGCGAGTGGACAATTCTGCCTGCTGAGGGCCGCCAAGGCGCAACGCCTGACTGGCCGTTCGAGGAGCAGACCGTTCGCGAGGTCGTGTTGTGGGAGCGCCTGTGGCGGATGCCGCAGGGCCTGATGTGGGAGCGCTACGGCCAGGAACTGGAGGTGGCGCTGTACGTGCGCCGCCTGGCTGAGGCGGAGAAGCCGGACTCGGCGGTCGTGCTGTCGACCCTGGTTCGTCAGATGGCGGATTCTCTGGGGCTGACGACCCCCGGAATGCGCGGCAACCGCTGGCGAGTTGACCGAGCCAGCGAGGAAGAGGAGGAGCCGGCCAGGACCAAGAGGACTCCGACCACCGCGCCGACCTCGGCGCGTGCCCGGTTGAGGGCGGTGTCCGGTGGTAGCGGCTGACGACGGCACCTGGTCGCTCGACTTCCCGACGCTGTACGTCGTGCCGGATTGGATCACCCGGCACTGCAAGCTGCAGTCGGTGGGCGGCCTCGACCCGGCGCCAAAGCCGTTCGAGATGTACGACTGGCAGTTGCGGATCACGGCTAACCTCTACCGGATCAAGCCGACCGCCGAGCGCGGCCAGCTGTCCACCGCGTTCGCCTACCGCCGCGTGCAGGCCGTGGCCCCGCAGAAGTCGGGCAAGGGCCCCTGGGCCGCGTCCATCGTGGCGGCCGAGGCGGTCGGCCCGGTGCTGTTCAACGGATGGGCCCGCGGCGGCGAGCGCTTCCGCTGCACGGACTACCGGTGCGGCTGCGGCTGGGTGTACGAGTACGAGCCGGGCGAGCCGATGGGCCGGCCGTGGAATCAGCCGCTGATTCAGATCACGGCGACGTCCGAGGACCAGACGGACAACACCTACCGTCCGCTGCAGGCGATGATCCGCAACGGACCGCTCGCCGAGATCATGCGGGTGGGCGAGCAGTTCATCCGCCTCCCGAACGACGGCCGCATCGACGTCGTCACGGCCAGCGCACAGAGTCGATTGGGTAACCCGATCACCTTCGCAGCGCAGGACGAGACGGGCATCTGGACTGACGGCAACGGCATGACAAGGGTGGCCACAACGCAACGCCGTGGCCTGGCCGGCATGTCGGGCCGCAGCCTCGAGCAGTCGAACGCCTGGGACCCGACAGAGAACTCGGTCGCGCAGAAGACGGCCGAGACGAAGGTCAAGGATGTCTACCGGTATCACCGGCTGCCGCCCAAGGACCTGGAATACGCAAAGAAGACCGAACGCCGGAAGATCCACGCCTCGGTCTACCAGGGCAGCCATCACATCGATCTCGACTCCATCGAGGGCGAGGCCGCCGAGCTGATGGAGAAGGAGCCGGCGGAGGCGGAACGCTTCTACGGCAACCGCATCACGGCTGGTATGGGCACCTGGCTTCAGCAAGACCGCTGGGACGCCCGCATCGCCCTGGAGGACGTGTCCGACGGGACCCGCCTGGTCCTGGGATTCGACGGCTCCGAGGTTGACGACTGGACCGGCTTCCGGGCGGAGACGCTGGACGGCTACCAGTTCACGCCCACCTACGGGCCGGACCAGCGGCCATGCATCTGGAACCCGGAGGACTGGGACGGCCAAGTTCCGCGCCTCGAGGTCGACGCGGCGCTGGACGAACTGATGGAGCGCTTCGATGTGGTCCGCATGTACGGGGACCCGCCGTACTGGACTAGTGAGATGGCAGCTTGGCAGGCCCGCTACGGCGAGAAGCGCGTCACCGAGTGGCAGACGTACCGCGTGGTGCAGATGCATGCGGCGTGCGAGCAGCTACTGACGGACGTCACGAAGAGGGACACGACGTTCCGGCATGACGGATGCGAGACCACGTCCATCCACGTCCGGAACGCCCGTAAAGCAGCTCGCCCGTCAAAGCGATATGTCCTGCGCAAGGCGACGCATCTACAGAAGATCGACCTCGCCGTCATATCGATCCTCGCCCATGAGGCGGCTTGCGATGCAGTGGCGGCCGGTCAGGCCCGCCCGAAGAAGAAGTCGAAGATGGTCGTGCTGCGATAGGTGGTGAGTCCGTGGACCGGTCGGAGCTGCAGTGGCTCAGGCACCTGATCTCCTGCCACGACAAGGAGTTGCCGGAGCTGAAGCGGCTGAACTCGTATTACGAGGGCAAACAGCCGCTGTCCTACATGGCTCCGGAGTTGCAGGCGGAGCTGCAGGAGACGGTTCGACAGGTTGTCATCAACTGGCCGCGCCTGATCGTCGACTCGATCGAGGAACGGCTCGACGTTGAGGGCTTCCGCTTCCCCGGGCAGCCCGCTGCAGACGAGGAGCTGTGGCGGATCTGGCAGGCCAACGACATGGACGAGCAGTCGCAGATGGGGCACCTGGACGCCCTGGCCATGCGCCGCTCGTACATCGTCGTCGGGTCGAACGAGAAGGACGCGACGACGCCGTTGATCACGGTGGAGTCGTCGCTGGACGTGCACGCGGAGTTCGATCCGCGGACCCGGCGGATCGCGGCGGCGGTGAAGCGCTGGTGCGAGGACGGCGCAGACGGAAAGAAGGTCGACCACGCCACCCTGTACCTGCCGGACGCCACGGTGTGGTGGGTGAAGGACGCCGGCGACTGGGTTGAGGATCCAGATCACGAGCGTGACGACCATCAGCTCGGCGAGGTGCCCGTCGAGGTGCTGCCGAACAGGCCTCGTCTGAAGTGTCCGGGTGGCGTCTCCGAACTTCAGGACGTGATCCCGATCTCGGATGCCGCGTGCAAGGTGGCCACGGACATGATGGTCAGCGCGGAGTATCACGCGACGCCGCGTCGGGTTGCGTTCGGGTTCGGCGAGGAGGACTTCGTCGACCAGGAGGGCCGTCGGGTGTCCGCGTTCTCTCGGATCATCGGCCGGATGTGGGCGACGGAGAAGAACCGCAAGGAAGACGGCGCCGACGTCATTCAGTTCCCTGAGGCGTCGCTGGCGAACTTCCACGAGACGATCAACCAGTTGGCGCGTCTCGTGGCGTCCCTGGCTGGACTGCCTCCGCACTTCCTCGGGTTCACCACTGACAATCCGGCCTCGGCGGACGCGATTCGGTCGAGCGAGGCCCGGCTGGTGAAGCGGGCGGAGCGGAAGCAGCGCGCTTGGGGTGGTAGCTGGGAGCGGGTCATGCGGCTGGTGCTGCGGGTCCGCGATGGTGAGTGGTCGGACGATGCCAGGGCTCTTGAGACGATCTGGCGGGATGCTTCGACGCCTACCGTCGCGCAGGCCGCTGATGCTGCGGTCAAGCTCTTCGCGGCGAAGATCGTGCCTCTGCGGCCCACGCGCGAGCGGCTGGGCTTCTCCCAGGCAGAGATTGCCCGCATGGAGGAGCTGGACGAGCAGGCCGCGCAGGACGCGATGCAGCGCATCATGAGCGGCGACCTCGCCGCCTTGGAGGCCGGCCCGAAGCCGCCTGAGGAGCCTGCACCCGCGCCGCCTGAGCCTGTCCCGGTGACCTGACGTGCGGACCACGCGGTCGGTGCGCGAGCTGGCGCTGGCGTTTCAGGCGGCGCAGGCCCGGCGGACCCGGCTCACTGCGAACGAGGTGCAGCGCCTATGGGGCCAGCTGGACCGAGCGAATCTCTCCGGTTCGTGGCAGGCCTCGGTAGGGCCGCGGATCGTCCGGACGATCACGGCCGGCCAGTTGTCCTCGGCGGGCGCTGCGGACGACTACGTGGACGAGGTGGTGGCCGCCGAGGGCGCGGACTCCGACCGAGTTGGCCGGGTCCGGCCCGAAGCGTTCGCCGGGATCGCCGCGGACGGGCGCAGCCTCGACTCGTTGATGCTGCTGTCTGTGATCACCACGAAGCAGGGGATCGCCGGGGGGCTGTCTACGGACGACTCGATGATGCGGGGCCTGCAGCAGGCGCTGCGGTTGTCGTCGTCGGAGGTGACGCAGGCCGGCCGGTCCGCGGTCGGTTCCAGCATGGTCGGCCAGCGCACTATCCAGGGCTATGTACGGGTGGTCAATCCCCCTGCGTGCAGCCGCTGCATCATCCTGGCCGGTCGCGAGTACGGCTGGAACAAGGGCTTCCAGAGGCATCCCCGGTGCTTCCCCGCCGGGGTCGCGGTTTCGGGACCAAGGTCACAAGCGGCTGCGAGGCGGTGGTTCGAGGGGGAACTCGTCATCCTCTCGACCGCGAGCGGTCAGAACCTCCCCCTGACCGGAAATCACCCGGTACTGACACGTCGCGGGTGGGTTCCGGCGAACCTCCTCCAAGAAGGTGACGAGGTAGTCCGCAGCACCCGGCCCGAGGGCGCTACGCCCCTCGTAGTCCCAGACCATCACGAGGTGCCATCCCTCATCGAGGATGTATGGGGTGCGCTCAGCGTGCACGGTCTTGACCGCATGCCAACCACCGCCGAGGACTTCCATGGCGATGGGCAGGAGGGCCAGGTCGACGTTGTATACGCCGATCGCGCGCTGACGGGCGGGCGTGTAGCCCCGGTCGGCGAGCAGTTGGTGCAGTTCGGCTTCGCCAGCGGACTGGGCCTGTCCGGCGAGTTCGCGATCGAGCGCGCGCCGATGCTTGTCGATCTGGGGGATTCGGCGCATGCGGGCGGCGCGATTAGCGGCAGCGGCCTGGGTCTTCCGTTCGTTGGGGCTCATCTTCTGAGCCCGGACGGTGCCAGCCTCGCTGGTGCCGCGGCGCTCGACTCCGGCTTGGACCAGGCGTCGTGCAATCACGTTCCGGGATACGCCGTACTGCTTCCCGAGGGCGAACTCGCTGGCTCCGTCGAGGTAGGCGGCGACGATCTGCTCTATGGGGAGGTCGCGGGTCTTCCTCGTTGGGATGCCCCGGGCGCGACGTTCGGCGTGGAAACGCGTGAGGGATACGCCAGTCGCGGTCGTGATCTGCTGGAGCGGCTCTCCAGTCAGGTAGAGCTCGATCGCGTTGTCGAGCTTCGCAGGGTCGAGTGGAGCGGGCATGTGTACAGCCTCACTTCAGTGGAGGGTTGGCACAGTGCGAACAGTCTCATTGTATCGAATTGCGACTGTGTCCACCTGCCGACGACGCTAGTTGCCCGCCACCAGCGGCGCGGCTTCATCGACCCCGAGTCGTACTTCAACAGCCTGTCGGAGGGCGAGCAGAACCGCGTCTTTGGCCTCGCTGGCGCGCGGGCGATTCGCGAGGGCGCCGACATGGGCCAAGTGGTGAATGCCCGCCGCGGCATGTACACCACGACCGCCTACGGCCGCACAGTGCAGGCGACCCGTGAGGGGGCCACGCGCCGTGGCGCCTTCTACCGGCAGGAACGTCGCCGGGCCATCGACCGGGGCCTGGTTGGGCCCTCCGGGCGCGGCTTCCAGCTCCGCACCCCCCGCTTGATGCCCGAGGAAATCTTCCGGCTGGCTGACAGCCGGGATGAAGCGATCGCCATGCTGCGGCGCTTCGGCTACCTGACCTGAGGCGCAAGGCCTGGTCACTGATCCCGCAACGGGAGACGCATCACCATGCAGAACACCCGCAAGAACTGGATGCCCGCTGCCCAGAGCGTGGGCTGGTTCCAGCTGGACCGGCACGACGACCCCGAACCGGCCGACCCGGAGCCAACCCCGGAGCCGGAAGGCGACCCGGCAGAGCCCGAGCCGGACCCCGAGGGAGCCGACAAGCTCGGCGACGCCGGTAAGAAGGCGCTCGACCGCATGAAGGCCGAGCGTGCGGAGGCGAAGAAGGCAGCCGCCGCCGAGAAGAAGCGTGCCGACGACCTGGCTCGCAAGGTGGCCGAATTCGAGGACCGTGACAAGTCCGAGCTGGAGAAGGCGACCTCGAAGGCGGAGCGCCTCGAAGCTGCGGCGAAGGCTGCCACGGCCCGTGCCGTGAAGGCGGAAGTGCGAGCCGCTGCATCGGAGTTCGCTGACCCGGAGGACGCCGCAGCCTTCCTCGACCTGGCGAAGTACACCAGCGACGACGGCGAGATCGACACCGAGGCAATCTCGGCTGACCTCACCGACCTGCTGGAGCGTAAGCCGCACCTGCGCCGCCAGGCTGCCGAGCCGCAGAAGAAGCCCGCACCGAAGCCCGACCCGAGCCAGGGCGCCCGCCCGGCGGAGCCGCCCACCGACTTCCGCACTGTGGACCGCGAGACCCTCGAGGTCGAACTGGCCAAGGTCGCGCCCGGGTTCCGTCTGCGCTCGTGATCCGTATCCGCGCCCGTCTGGGCGACGGGCGCACCTCCATTGAGGTCGTCGGTCATGAGGAGCACGCCGAGGCCGGCCGGGTCTGCGCCGCGGTGTCGGCCATCACCCAAACCGCGCTGCTGGGCCTGGAGCAGGTCGCAGCACAGCATCCGGACCTCGTGTCCGTCGAAATCACACAGGAGTAGATCATGACCGTAC